ATAGTCATTCCATGGAAGTCTATTTTCTTTAGCATGATTCTTCTGTGCTGAATACATACCCTCGATTACTCGACGACAAACCTCATGCCATCTTTCTTTAGTTCCATCATCCTTCATACGGGAGTAGGTACGAATAAACGTAATCTCTCCTAATGAATTACCACCTGCATCTGTAAAGCCAAATGGTGGTTCCTTTGATTTATAATCATTTATAAACTCTTCAGACAAACGAAAACTAAAAAAATCAGACACTGTTATTCTCCTTAAAAAACTGTAATTACTACAGTATACCAGAGTTTTTGCTTTTAACAAACTCTAATGGTATTATTTAGGTTTATAGTTTAGTGAATCCAGTGTTGTGGAACCATATACTTATAACCACTCTTAACTAAGTGTGCTGTGTGGTGATATGGTGGTGATGGTGGGAATACAATAATACTACCAGCCTTTGGCTTAACATAAAATGTATAATTACCATTTTCCCTTGCCTCATCAAAATCTGGTTCTGGACTAGCATTTTGCAATACACCTTCAGGAGATGCAATTGTAAAAGAAATTTCTCCACCCTCATAGTCGTCATTAAGATACATAACAAAAGAAACCTTTAATCTCTCGTCACCTTCTTGTTGATCAAAGTGTGCACCCATAAATGTTCCAGCCATATATTTTTTAACTGGGTACATTGGAAATAGTTTTGGTTCTTCTGTAATGCCTTGTGCTGCTGCATAATCTCTTGCTACATCATCAAATGCTTTTTGTAAAGTTTGATAGATATAATCATTTTTTTCGTCTACACCCTCTGTAGGCTTAATTGTTTTGTCAGTGCCGTAAACATATGGTTGACCACTGCAAGCCATCCATTCGCCCCATTCATCCTTATTATCTTTTTCAATAGCCTCAACAAGTTTAGTTGGATCCTCAATTACATTAGTATAATAATATACCTTTTCTTCTAATATTTCTCTATCCATAATAACTCCTTTAGTATTTATTATTTTCATAAAAGCCTTTTACTTTTATGAAGCCAACAAGAACATATCTTATTGGACCATCTCCTACATGCCTTACTCCATGCTCATACTCTTCGTTTCCTGGAAATATGAGTAAATCTCCTGGCTTTGGACGTAAGTCTATATCTTTGTTTACAAAGAAAAGAGTCCCGTCTTTGTAGTCGTCATTAAGGTATAGTATAGCAGCATATCTGATAGATGGATCAGTATGCTGATCTGTATGTGCCTTTAACTGTACCCCTTGTTGCATTCTTTGTAATGTTGCAAAGCCAGTTAAAACTAAGTCTGAATGATTGATTGCAATAATATCATGCATTCTAGACTGAAGTGTATGAGATATATCATGATGCCCAATATCTAAATTTTTATCATCCCAATCTTTTGTAATCTCATATTTTCCTTCTGCGACTAAATTTTCTACATCATCCCTTCCAAATTTTTCTAAACAAAATCTGGCAAGACTTTCCCTATATGCCTTAAACCAAACATCTTCAGGTGTATTTTTAATAATATCTAATATAACATTTAATTCTTCATTAGATATAAAGTTACGAACTAATAAAATTTCTTCAAAAGTTTGTTCTGTTTGAAACCCTAAATCCCTAAACTCTTTTTCTAAAAATAACATTTTATTCATTCACCTTATATTTATTTCCTGCTTGATCTATCTTATATCCTTCCTTTAATAACTTTTGCCACTCTGCTCTTTCAACTTCTTGCTTTGCTCTTGTTTCTTTCATTTCTTCAGCCCAAGCATCTCTTAGTTCTTGTGGATATTCGCTTTCTTCTCTATCATCCCAAAACGAACCTATAGTATATCTAACTCCAGATTCAATTAATGTTACTTCATGCATATTATTAAATCCGCCATCAAATGCAGCAAGCATTCCTACTTCTGGTTTAATGCTTATGTCTTGACTTGGAAATTGTAATAAACCGCCATCAAAATTATCATTTAAATATAAAAATGCAGCATATCTACTTCTAGTAAATGCTCCAGAATTTCCATGTTCGTCTGTATTATCAGAATGAATTCTTGCATATGCCCCTGGTTCCCATTTTTGGGTATGATAGCCAATTTGAGAAATTATTGCTGGATCTAAATCATGAACACTTGCAACAGCATTAATAATTCCATTTTTTATTTGTGAAAAAATATCACCTGGAAGTCCTTGATCAATGACATGCTCATCATTATCTTGTGGTAAAACAGATGAATAGGACTCATAAAATGATATTGGCATCCAGTTAATTGTACCTAATTCTGCATGTTTATCTAAAACCTTAATTAGTTTTGCTGCAGTTTCTGCATCAATAAAATTTTTATACAAAACTATATCTTTTGTTAATCTTTTAATATTTTCTAAATTCATCGAACTCTAACTCCTTCAGGTATTGACTGTCTAACTGGCCTATAATCTTTCATTATATCATCTTGCATTGAAGCCCAAACTTCTTTTCCATATTTTTCTTCGCCAGAAAACCAGTGTGGATCTCCAACTTCATATTTTTGCCAATAATTTCTACAAAAATATTTTTCCTTACCATATGATGGAAAAACTCCATGTATGTACGCTTTGCCATTTTTACTTAAAACATCTGGATGTCCACTTGGGAAAACTAACCAATCACCAGCCTGTGGTTTATATTTTATAAGGTTTCCATCAATATAAAAATCAATTTCTCCACCCTCATAATCATCATTAAAATAATAATTAGCAGTTATTGCAAACTTATATCCTGGACTTCTCATTGGTTCTCTTATATAGTCAGAATGATAAACCATTGACATTGGTGTTTCTATATTTTTATGGTATTGACATAATGATGGACCATTTGCAACCCATAAAGGTACATAGTCTCCATCGTGGGTTTGTATCATTTCTTCTTTATTAAAATTAAACTCTTTTCCATATTTTAAAATATATGCTTCTGTGACTTTATTAAATCCACGGTGCATTTCAAGTAAAAAATATTTTTGATCTTTTTTTATATATGTATCGGCTGATAAATCATTTATAGTTTCAAAATCAAATATTGTATTTTTATTTGTTTTAGGATTAAGTTGTGCAATACTTGGAAAAACATCTTTAATATAATTTCCAAACTCAGACCATTGAGACCATTCGCCTAAGATTCTATCAGAATTATTGCTAGAAGATTCCCTAATTATTTCAAACATTTTTTCTGGATTATCAAAAACATTTTGATAAACCATTATGTTTTGATATAATTCTATCTCTTTCATAAGTCTCTCCTTATACCATTTTCTGGATCCCAGCCATTTATTGTTTTATCATCAGGAAAAATTCTATGATATTTTGTATTAAAGTCTGGTTTAATATCTCCAGTGTGTTCTAATATCTCCCAGAAAAATGGACAAGTATATCTTGTTCCATTTTTAATTTTTGTTACTCCATGTACATAGTTCATATCGCCTGGGAAAAAATATGCCGATCCTCTTTTAGGTTTAAACTGTATACCTTGATTTGGAAAATATAATTCTCCACCTTCATAGTCATCGTTTATATAAAATAAACTTGCTATGTCATAATTTGGAAAATCATTTGGCGTACCTGCATCTGGTCCAGAATGTAACTCTTTATCTGCATGTGGCATTTGAAATTGTCCTGGAAGCCATTTTACAATTGTTTGACCTGTAGGCTGAACTTTTACATTAAAAAATTTTTCAATTACTGGTTGTAATTTATTAAATAATCCAATTATAACTGGAACAATTCTTGGATCATTTTGATTAAGAGATGGCGCACTTGCTACTCTATCTTTCCAATATTCTGCGTCATATATTACGGTACCATTTTCATTTTTATGGCTTTCTGTTATATCCCAAACTGTTATTGCTCTGGCTGCTTTATCTAAAAAGTCAACCTCTTGCTGAGTCATAAAGTTTTCTAGTTCAACAATATTTTCTGGACCATGGCCAAAAAATCCTGATGGTGTGCTTGATGGCTTTCTAAATACTGTTATGGCATCTTCTGGCTTCATAATAACAATTATATCACAGGAATATAATCCTGAGCCTTTGCCTTTATACCTAAGT